CTTTAGTCAGTTTTCCATAAAAAGAGGTAACGATATTAAATGTCATTTCGTTAGTTCCTTTTAAAAAAGTAATTTCTGGAAGAAAGTGATGAATCACCATATTATCCTTATTTGTTAAAGTAGCTATGGCTGCAAACATCCCCATGCTAGTATAAGAAAATTGAATTTGATATATGGAAAAGACATCTATTCCCGTACTTTCGAATTTAAATATTTTTTGGTTTTCTGAACTTTGATATTCCATGTTATTATATGATTATGGATTTAGCGAGGGAAGAAATTCTCCCTCGCTAAATAATATTACGATCTTATTTTAAGAAATCAGGAACCTCAGCTTCTTCTTCTACTAAGCCTTGGTATTCTCCCCAATTTTTTAGTTCATTTTTGGGTTTACCGTTAGGAGTTGTTCCTGGTTCGGTATAGGCGGATACTAATGCATTTTCCATTTTAAATGCAATTTCTTGCGGGAGAATGCTGTCGTCTTCCAGAATATCAGGAAGATGTGCCTTATTTAAAAACGTCACTAAGAATGGAAGGGATTTTTCACCCAAGTTAAAATTGCTCCAAAGTTTTCTATTTTTGTATGGACCATTGGCCACAACAAAGGTAACAGCAATCATTTCAGAGCCTGTAGAGGTTGGCTTTACTTCTGCCGCTTCTACAATTAAATTATATCTATCTGCGGGTAAAGCCTCAAAGGAAGTTTTCTTAGAGTCTTCTGCCGCTTTCTTCATATTTACTGGGTTACTCATTATTTATTTTGGTTTGATTCGGATAATTCAGAAATTAATAATTGTGCTTCGTCTTCTTTTAAGTCTAATACGCTATCAACCATGTAGTCTTCACGTAATTTTGACTTCAGTTCGTCTGTGTTTGTTTTAGATAGAATTTCTATTTTCTTGATAGAGTCTGCACCGATTCCTGCTGTCTTTATTTCTTTACCACCATAAATAACAGTTATCGGCCGATCTTTACTATTTAGATTTTGTTGTTGACGTAATACAACTGGCTCGCGTTCTAATTCCTCGATACCGATATAATTACAGAAATTCGTATAAGAGAATTCAAACCATTCATTGAGAGGAAGTTTATTAGTTCTGTCTTTCTTAGCGAAAGCCAGTCTTTTGTCTCCTTCAATTTTTAGTTCCAACACAACATCAAACATAAATGGAAGTTGTTTAGGACCGTCTGCATCAGTGCCTAATATCTTCATGAAATCATCTTTATCCCCTACACTGTAAAGTAACTTACTTGGAGCGGTACAAATAACATTCATATCAAGTGCTATTAGTTTACTGACGATTGACTTTAGTTCTCCCTTGATGTACTTATAATCAAGGGGTTGTAAAGAATAGTCGCTTTTTCCTGTTTTCAGTCTTTGTTGCTTTAGACGTTTATCAACAATTGCATCATATAATGATGTAAAGGGATCTACGACAAAAGTTTTAAACCCGTTAGGGTCTGCTAAAAGTTCATCTAATGCCTTATGTACTTTCTCAGGGTCAGCAGTTTGAATACGAAAAAAGTCAAAGTGTTCACCGTAGTGATCTGTTCCTTTTTCTGTATCGATAATTGCAACACTAGGAAAATGGAGTGCGGTTATTGTTTTGCCCGTACCCGTATCTCCGTAAACGTACATCTTTAGGCGTGATGCCTTTTTTTCAGCTTTAACAAATAAACTCATTTGTTTTTATTTGGTTTATTTTATAATGGTGTATTCTCTTACTATCTTAAAAATTTGTAAAGTTGCTTTTACATCGCGCAGACAATATTTTTGAATTTCATCAATACGTCCATCCGCATATGCTTGTGCCACATCTTTGGCTTTTATTTCTCCTTCCTTAGGGGAAGGAATTCCTAAATGGTCACATGCTAAATGCAGTGTACACGATCTAAATTTATCCCAATCTGATAGAACTTGTTTAACATCAAAATGAGGAAATCGTTGAAATCTACGAGTATCAATGAATGTTTTATTAGTAACTTTAATACCATGTTTCATTGATCTTGCTAAAATAAATGGAACATCGAACTCTAATCCATTATAAGATACAAATGTACCTCGAAAGTCAGAGATGCGTTTCCAAAATTTTTGTAAGATTTCTTTTTCAGTTCCTATTATTGCTAATGATTTAAATTCTCCAGATCCATCTTCACCACCTAATCCAATGCAAATTATTTCACCAAAGTAAGGACTGGTTCCCATTAGAAGTCTTTTGGCTTCCTCTACGTCTTCGCTATCAGATCTTTTCGCGAGATAATTATCTAATTTTCTTGATAATTCTTCATTTTGAATATTTGATAACGGTGCGATTTGAGGTACCGTTTCTATGTCAAATGACATTTCCATATTAGTTTTGGTTATATAATATACAAAACTTTTTTATAACTCCAAAGGAGTTTCTAGTGGAGCACAGAAAAATTTATTAATAAAGTTTGGGAAAGTTTGTTTTACATACTCAGCAACCTTTTCTGTTGAATTAGTTCTAACTGAAAGATGTCCCAATACTATCCAACTTACTTTATTTATGTCAATGACTTCATTAATGAAGTCCATTGTTTGTCTGTTACTTAAATGACCCCATGGTCCGGCTATTCTTCCTTTTAAATAAGAATCATAATCCGGATACTCTTCAAGCATAGCGTCATCATAATCTGTTTCTAAAACATAACCATCACAACCAACTAATGCAAGTTTCATTAATTTTGTAAAACTTCCGGTATCAGTAAGAAACCCTAATTTTTTTCCGTTTATTTTATCAGTCACTACAAAACCAAGACTTGCTTTAGAATCATGTCTTGTGCTAAATGGTTCAATTTTAAATCCTTCAGTTTCTATGACGTCTCCCCCTGAAATAAATTGGAGGTCACATCCATTAAAATAATCTGGTTTATGGTCATAACATAGTTTTGAAACATAAACAGGAGAAAAAGTTTTCCTGCCTAAAACTCCGACCCCGCTAACATGGTCTACGTGTTCGTGTGATATTAATACAGCATCTGGTTTAATTGTAATAGAAGTAGCAGCAATTAATTTTTTATAACTTACCCCTACGTCTATTAGTATTTGAGATGCAGTGTTATATATTAATGTTGCATTTCCAGCACTACTGCTAAACAATGGGTGCACTATCATTTACAGGAACACCCCCGGCTTCACCAGATATTCTAAACTCATACCAGCCAATTTGTTTATTACGAATCATTGTTTTAATCCGTTTTTGACCTTTTGATAATCTTGATCTTCCGGATTTAATTTCTATGAACGTAATGATATCCTTGCCAAAATGAATATAGTCAATGGGTTTTCCTACAAATAAAAGATTGCTGGGATCATACTGAGAGTCAAAGTTTGAAAGAAATGGAGCTAATTTTTCTGAAATAAACCCGAGACTAACTTCACTTCGTTTCTTTTGTGATAATAGTTTTCTGTTTTCTGCTTTTTGTCGAATATACAATGCAATTACTATAAGTAATAATATAAGTAATAGTATTGCTACACAACTAAACAGAATGGACATACTTATTTATGATTTTGTAAAAGTTTATTGCAAACAAAATTACAATAAATTCCACAGGTTATATTCCCATTAGGGAATCGTTCAACGCTATCTGTTTCGATGTCAGTCCAAATTTTAAATAAATGAGCTTTATCGAGAGGACAGTTTATCTTTGCCGTTTTATGAAAGATTCTTTTTAAAGATGTTACAATATTAGAAACTCTTCCAGAAATAATTTTTGATTTTAAAAATCTTTTTACTTCAGGCAATGATTCGTCGATGCTATCAGTATACTTTGATAGTAATTGTCTAATAGCGTTATCAGAGATTTGAAGTTTAAGACTTTCCGGGGCATGCCCGGCTAAGTAAAAATTTATCTTATCTCTAAATGCATATATCTTGGTCATACTGATATCTTTTCTACCAGTGCCAAGGCGATCTGCAATTC